TTTATAAGAGGTGTTAAATAATGGTAATGGGTCGTAAAGAGGTAGCAGTCGATTTTATTACGCGACTAAAAGATAAAGGCTTTAAGGATTTAGATAAGGCTACAAAGAAATCGCAAGCACTATTAACAAAATTTGGAAAGGGACTAGGCCTTACTTTTGGCGCTGTAGCTATTGGCGCTTTCGTAAAAAAGTCTGTAAATCAATTCGCAACCTTAGAGAAATCTACTAAGCGCCTAGAGTCTGAATTAACTAATTTAGGTCTAGCTTTCGCTTCTTCTCTGGCTAGTGATTTTACTCGCGCTTTATCTCTGTCGTCAGGTGTCTCTCAAAATGAGCTAAATCCAGCTCTACAAAAATTAATCCAGACTACATACACGCTTACAGACGCCCAGAAATTATTAAGTCTATCTACTGAAATTAGTAGACAAAAAGGATTAGAGTTAACTGACGTTAGTAATGCCCTTTCACGCGCTTTTGTCGGTGATTATAAAGCTTTAGTAAAGCTGCGTATAGGTTATGAGACGGCTGAGCTAAAAGGTAAAGATTTCGCTGACGTACTAAAAGAGCTAGAGGCTGATTTCTCGTCTAAACAGGTAGACACTTTCGCAGACAAAATAAATAAACTAAAAATAGCTTTCGAGCAGACTCAGGTAGCAGTAGGTAAAGGATTTGTCGAGGGCTTGGAGGCATCTGGGCTTAGTATTGAGGAAACTCAAGAAAAGATGATAGCTCTGGGAGAGGCTTTTGGAACAGCTCTAGGTAAAGCTGTAGGTCTAATAGATAGGGTGTCAAGTAAATTTAATGAGCTAGCAAATAGCAGGCCTGTCCTAGCGCTATTTGATTTATTAGATCGTCTAGCAGGAATAGATTACGGCGATGCAGGTAGAGCCGCAGATGCTAAGCTCAAAGCTGATTTAGCCGCAGGTGCATTACAAAGAAAAGCATTACAGGATCAAGCTAAATTAACACAATTAGCTAAAGAAGAGGCAGGTCTAGCTAAATTACGAGCCGCGGAGATAGCTAAATTAAAGCGCGAGGAATTAAAGAGAGCTGCAGAAAAGAAGCGAAGCGCAGATCTTGAAAGATTACGTAACTCTATACAGTTTAAGTTCGACATAGATGCCATTAATTTACAGGCTGCGTTACGTCGTCAACTGTCACAGACAGACAGAGATCGCGCACTGCAACTGTCAGCGCTAAAGATTTCTGATTACCAGACTGACGAGGAGGCTATTAAGACTCTTAAGGCTGCTACAGAGGGACGCTATGACGATGCGATGAACCTAGAAAAAGTTTTACAGCTATTAAAAACCGCTGGTTTTGCAGCTGATAAAGCTGCGATAGATGCCTTAGCAGCTCTTAAACCAAACATAAAGTTTACAGATAACTTAGACGATATAAAAAATGCCTTAAAAGCTCTCATAGAGGGTAAGTACACTATAAATATAGGCGCGACTATTACGATGCCTGCTATACCTGGTATTACTAACGGTGGTACTAGTACTTTTGATCCAGGTCGATTTAGGAAAAAAGACGAAGATAGAAGTATAGATTTAGAGCCAGGTAAACCTCCTGTTGTCAGACCTCCTTATATTGATTTACCTGGAGAACAAGCTGGCGAACCTTTTAAGAGACCTTTTGTACCTGATTTAGGAAGTTTTAGATTCTTTGAGGAAAATGAAGATAGTTCTTTAAGAAACCTTTATGATAAAACCTCAGTACCATCTAATTTTGACGTATCATCGTCTAGGTATTTTGAGGAGACAGGCCGCAGCGCTAGAGGTATGGCTACGCCATCGTTTTTTGATCCTGCAGGGTTTAGAGCTAGAGATGAAGGCGTTACGATAAACGTAAATATAGAAGGATCTTTACTATCACAAAATGACCTAGTAGCTGCGGTAACGGATGCTGTCTACCAGACACAGCGAACAGGTAATGATTTAATCGTTAGCGGTATATGAGTACTGGCGCTGTTTTTAGCTGTTTTATCGACTTTAGCAACGGTGCTAACTTTGACCCTAGCTTAGTATTAGATGATCCCTCTACACCGCTAGACCAGTCTGTATTAGGTACTAGCGCATCTGAAATAGTAGACGTAAGCCAGTACGTAATAAAGACTGGCATAAGACGCGCCTATAATCGTACCTCTGACAGCTTTACGGCTGGTACTGCATCGGTACGCCTAATTGATCAGACAGGTTTATTTAACCCTGCTAATACTTTAAGTCCACTATACGGAAAAATATTACCGATGCGTAAGATTAGATTTATCGGTACTTTTGGAGGACAAGAGTACGCATTAGGATCTATGTACGTACAGTCCTGGAAATACAGTAGTCCTACAGGATTTGATCCTGCCTTTGTAGATCTTAACTGCGTAGATGGTTTTCAATTATTAAACCTAGCGTCTATATCGACTGTTACAGGTGGGACAGCTGGGCAGACTACAGCTCAGCGGATTACTAGTATCCTAGACGCCGCTGAGTGGCCTGGCGGTATGCGCTCTATATCTACGACTGCAGATACGACCGTACAGGCAGATACAGGCAGTACTAGGACAGCTCTATCAGCCTGTCAGACAGTAGAGGCTACAGATCTAGGAGCCTTTTATATCAACCAGCAAGGCTACGCCACGTTTAGATCCAGAGAGGACATAATTACAGCCTCTGGCGGTACGTCTACTGTCTTTAGCGATACTGGATTACCTGGCACTATTACCTATCAAAAAGTAGCTTTTGATTTATCAGATTTTGGACTTATAAATAGCTGCACTGTTACACGTACTGGCGGTACACCTCAGACGGTAAATAACGTAGACAGCATAGATACATTTTTTAAGCATAGCCGTAATCGCAGCTCTATAGCGCAGACCGATACAGATGCCTTAAATCAGGCGCTTATGATCGTAGCAAGTCGCCAGGAGGTAGGAGCAGACCTACGCCTAGAATCTTTAACCCTAGATGCATATGATGGTGCTAGCCCAGACCGCGTTACTGCAGCTCTGGAGCTAGACGTCTATGATCCCATTACCGTAATACAGGTGCTGCAAGGTGGCAACGTAGAGAGCGATACGGTAATAACTGGCGTCGCTTATGACATTACCCCTAATTCTTTTAATACTACTTTTACCACCGCGCAACCGTTCGCGAGTGGGTTCGTGCTAGACTCTCTAGTAGATGGCCTACTAGATGAGGACTCGCTCGCTTATTAAGGAGAAAAATGGCTGCAGGTTTAGGATTTAAGAATTTTCAGACAGGAGAGGTACTAACCTCCGCGGACGTAAATGGCTATTTAATGCAAGGCGTCTTAGTTTTTGCTAGTGAAGCTGCTAGAAATGCTGCTATAACATCACCTCAAGAGGGACAGTTCGCATACACAAAAGATAATAATAGTCTCTGGTATTACACAGGCAGCGCGTGGGCAGCAAGTGGCGCGACAGGCGATATAGAGGGCGTAACAGCTGGTACAGGTATTAGCGGCGGTGGCACTAGCGGCACAGTAACTATTACTAATTCTATGGCTACTGCAATAGATGCTAAAGGTGATTTAATAGTTGGAACTGGTGCAGATACTTTTAGTCGCCTAGCGGTAGGCACAAACGGCCAAGTCTTAACTGCCGATAGCACAGAAGCAACAGGGCTAAAGTTTGCTGCCCCTGCTAGTGGTGGTGGTATGACTTCTCTGGTATCTGCTAATTTGCCTACTAACACTAATACAGTAACTTTAAGTACTATATCTGCTGATTATATTGATTTAGTTTTATACATTAGAGATTTTTATTTTGCAGCTGACGATTATTTGACCCTAAGAGTAAATGGCGCAACGGGTGCAACTGATTATGGATTCATTAATATAAACCAAAGTGCAGAAAATACAGCGGCAATAGGTTGTGACGGCCTTAGAGATAGATTATATTTAACAGGTGATGACGGCAACGAAAGCGCTGATAGAAATGCATTTGCTATGTTGCAGATTCCAGACTATGCAAACACATCTCATATTAAAGCTTTATATTCGCGTTCAGTAGTTAGAGATCAAACTAACACCTACAATACGCAAGCTTTGTCTTGGGGAAATTTTAACAGCGCTTCTGCTATTTCAAGCATTACTTTATTAACACAAAATGGAAGCAATTTCTCGGGCGGTTCTTATCAACTTTATGGAGTAAAATAATGACAACAATAGTTATCCACAATACTGAAACTGGCGAAATAATTGAAAGAGATATGACACCAGCAGAATTGGCACAACACGAAAAAGATTTGGCAAATGCCGAAGCCGAGCAAATTAGGAAGCAAGAAAAGGCAGCAGCAAAAGAGGCTCTTTTGGAAAAACTAGGCATTACTGCCGATGAAGCCAAGTTGCTTTTAAGCTAAGCACAATCCCTCAAGAGTGTGACAGAACTTTTTTGAGGAAGTAATATGCTTGTATGGAAAAGAGCGCAAACGGCTGGCCAGCCTCAGCCGATCCTGAAGAGATAGTTATTATCCGCAAGCGCGTTCCAGGCACTGATTTAAAGCTTCGCATTGCCGAGCCTGTAGCGCCGTTGCTTATAGCATTCGCCGCCGACTTCCACCGCCTAGTTGAACCTTTAGATGAGGGTCAGTTAGACGACTGGGGCTATTGCTATCGCAAAATTCGTGGAACCCAGACCGTCATTTCCAATCACGCTAGTGGCACGGCCATTGATCTAAACGCTACAAAGCATCCACTAGGGGCCGTTAATACCTTTAACAAAGAGCAAGACAAGAGCATAAGAAGGCTCTGTCGTAAGTATGGTTTAAAGTGGGGCGGCGACTACAGATATCGCAAGGATGAAATGCACTTTGAGATAGCATTAAACTCCGCACAAGTAGCTACATTAATCTCTGCATTAGGTTTGGAGAAAACTGATGACAACCGCAAAACAGAAGAAGCAAATCAAGACGGCGCAGCAGGTGGCGGCTTCTTGGGGCCGCGCAGCACTTAGCGCCGCCCTTGCTTATTACCTAGCCACTGGTGATCTAACAATTAAGGGTTTAACAAGCGCAGCTCTAGCAGCCGTGCTTCCACCTCTATTGCGTTATGTAAATCCTAAGGATCAATTGGGACGTGGATAGTCTTTTCATACAGTTGGGCGTTATAGCAGCTGCCACGATATCTGGGGTGGCTGCTATATTTGCTGCGCGTGCTGAAAAAAACAGCCGTCCAGTTTCAAACGGTTTTGCTGAGGAGGTGCTAACAGATTTAAGAGAATTAAGAAAGATGTTATTCCAACATTTAAAAGAACACGATAAAGAGGGACAAAATGAAAAGTGTTTACATTGTACCAACAAGAGGACGACCAGAAAACGCGTCAAGGCTTATTAAAGCTTGGAAAGATACTGACGCTCAATCAGATTTATTTTTTGTCTGCGATATAGATGATCCGCGTATGCGCGATTATGAACAAATACCTGACATAGCAATCATTACAAACCTGCACACCTCTGGTGGAATGGCGCAGCCTTTAAATATGGCAGCAATGATTTTATTAAATGATGAGAAATACGACCGCTATCAGTACTTTGGATTTATGGGCGACGATCATTTGCCACGCACTAAGTATTGGGATTACTTATTGAAGCTAACAATTCCAGGCACAAAACAAGGCGTCGCATACGGCAATGATTTACTGCAGCAAGGCAACCTGCCCACGGCCTGTTTAATGACGCGAGGCATAGTAGAAAAGCTACGTGGAATGGTGCAGCCTGGGGCCAAGCATCTATACCTGGACAATTTTTGGTTGCAGCTGGGTAGGGACATAAACGGCCTCTACTACTCGCACGACATCGTAATAGAGCATCTACATCCTGTGGCTGCTAAAGCAACGATGGATGAACATTACGCCAGAGTTAACGCTCCTGAATATTACGAACACGACAGAAAAGTCTTTGAGGAGTTTATAGCCAGCGACACTTATAAAGAGCTTGTTTTGGCTTTGCGATGAAAATATTAATCACAGGATATAAAGGATTCGTTGGACGTAATTTCGTAAAAGCTTTACAAGGTCACGATTTAACTCTGATAGATATAAAAGACGGAAACGACGCTCGAGACTTTTTTAGGACCGATGACTCGCATTTTGATTTGCTTATACACCTGGCCGCTGTCGTCGGCGGCCGCCAAATGATCGAGGGCAATCCTTTAGCTCTAGCTGTCGATTTATCTATTGATGCCGAGATGGCTTCCTGGGCAATGCGTACCTTGCCTGGCCACATCTTGTACTTTTCATCCAGCGCTGCCTACCCAGTTGAACTGCAATCAGGAGATATAAAAAGACGGCTAAGTGAAAACGACATCGATTTAAAAGATATTAGATTGCCAGATATGACATACGGTTGGGCAAAGCTAACAGGTGAGATGCTTTGCGAGCATCTAAGACTTGAAGGTTTGACTGTGACAGTACTAAGACCTTTTAGCGGCTACGGATCGGACCAGGACCTTAGCTATCCCTTCACCTCGTTTATCGATAGGGCAGCCAGACTAGAGGACCCTTTTACCATTTGGGGTTCCGCTCTGACGGTCCGCGATTGGATTCACATCAGCGATATTGTAGAAATTAGCTTGGCAATGGCCTTAGATCGCCTATCTATCACCTGCAACCTAGCCACAGGCAGGGCCACCGCCTTTGCCGAACTGGCCACCCTGGTCATCAAGGCTAGGGGTGCAGGCTATAAACCCAGGATTGAGGTAGACCAGCTGGCGCCTAAAGGGGTCAATTTCAGGGTAGGCAACCCCAGCTTCCTTAAAATCCTGGGCTTTGAGCCTAAAGTTCCGCTTGAGGTTGGCGTGGCGCAGGCGCTTTCTGTCTGGACTCAGGCGTAACCTTATGAAGCCTGAAAGCTCCTAACCCTTCAGGCAAAGGGACAGCAATGATTGAGTTCATACAGCAATACACGGATCTGTTTATATGGATCATCGGCGTAACTATTTTTACCTGTGGTTATTACGTCGGACATTATTACGGCCATCAACAGGGATTCGTTCGTGGCCGCGTAGCAGGACGCAAACATCCATCGATGAGAAATAGTTGATTTAAAATGAACTTAAAAGAAATCGCTGCTGAGTTAGCAGCGTTAACGGTCATCAAAGACGCCGTATCGGAAGCAACAAATTACCTGCGCGAACTCGCAAAGGATGAGCTGACGGAAGTAGGCGCTGATATGACAAAAGCAGTCATCGACAATCAAGAGGTAGCGAAAATCACCCTTGTAAGCCGAGACGTAGCTTTCGTTATCAATAATGAAACTGCGTTCTTGCACTGGGTAGAGGAGAACTTCTCAACTGAAATAGAGCCAAAGGTACGTGATTCTTTTAGAAAAAGATTTACGGAAACCCTAGCAATGACGCCTGACAGTAAGATATTTAGCACCCTTAGCGGTGAGATATTGGAATTTATGTCGGTAGAAACGAAGGCTCCTTATGTATCGACTCGTTTTGCTCCAGAGGGCAGAGAGATCGTGCTTGAGGCAATGCGTGAGCATCGCCTAACAACCCTGCCCTGGCTAAATAGCTATGTGGAAAGCAAACGACGAACGGAGATTGAATAATGGATGAGAAGCAAGCGGCAAAACTACGCGCTCCATTTAAAGAAAGTCAGATAGAAAAGAAAGTGATGGGCAGTCGCTCATACAACTACATCAATCACGCGGTCGTTACCAATCGATTAATCGAAGTGGACCCCACCTGGTATTGGGCGCCTATGGCATTAGCAGAAAACGGAATGCCACAATTAGATGAACACAACGGTATCTGGATAAAACTAACCATTTGCTCTGTAACGCGTATTGGTTATGGAGCTTCAGAACCGCATCAAAAAGGGGCCGATGCGGTTAAAACGGCTATCAGCGATGCCATCAAAAACGCCGCAATGCGTTTTGGAGTGGCGCTCGATTTATGGGGTGCTGATAGCAATGGACAAAGCGCAGAACACGTGAACCTTTCCACGCCTGTTCTGCGCTCTGTTCCACCTTTAAAGCCAGTGGTCACTGAAAGCCAAGACTTAGCTGACTTTATAGCTGCACAAAGACCAAATGATCCAACGCCAATTGTACAAACGGCGGAGGAGACTGGTGAGCCTCATTGTAAACACGGAAGTTTTGCTTGTCGAACCTACAGGTCTGGCACAAGTAATAGCGGTAAGGCGTATGAAGGTTTATTTTGCGGACGTAAACCTTATGAAGAGCAATGCACACCGATTTCTTTGGATGGAAAGCCGTGGAAGAAATGAAGAAATCAAAGAAAACAAATCGCATCGTGAAAAGCCAGAAATGCGATCATACGTTGCGTCCTGAATTTGCCGAGATGGTAAATAAAACCATTTTTAATTTTCAGAGGATAAAGCAAGAAAATGACGAGGGTTTATTGATGGCTACTTTGCTAAACTTTGCCATCGTGTTGCCATCGTTTCTT